CCGAGCACTAGGAGTGATGTCTCATGGCATTTACTGATCCTCAGACCGTTACGATCTCTGGTACGACTACTCCTCTTCCCCGCGTTTCGATGCAGGGAGATGAGACAATCTACCAGAGTTCTGACGGCCTTATCCAGATGCTTGCTTCGCACGATAGTGGGAAGCGACTTCGGCATCTGTTGAGGCTCAACCATTCCAAGGTTGCACCCGACCCGTTTCGGCCGGCGGAGAACACGAAGGTTTCGATGTCAAACTACATCGTCTTCGACGTGCCCGTCGTCGGCTATACGTTGACGGAGCAACTTGCCGTGTACACGGGCTTTAAAACCCAGTTCACGGCAGCCACGGATGCGCTCATCGGCAAACTTCTCGCCGGTGAGTCGTAGATGGAATTCGGTTCCGCTTAGGAGTCATGTGAGAGTATCCCACTGGGATGCTCTCAACTCCTTGACGGATCCGAATAGTGCCGGCTTGGATGATAAGGTCGTATTGCATATTGAGGTCAGTCCTAGACTGATTCTCGTTGCGATACTTGTCCTTATCAATTCAGCCGACTCGATAATCGGAATCGTTTCCCGTTTCTAACGGGGAATGGTTCCTCTTATCGGCCATCGTGGTGGGCATGGAATGCTCTCCTGGAATTATTCAGGAGAGTAGCCATGTTCGCAAGTGTCATGCAGACTAAGGAAATGTAACCTCATATGAGGAGGGCATTTGAAAAGCCTGATGTCACTCTGGATCGAGATGGCTGAGGAATCGGCCATCTTATGCCACACAAGCGCCACTTCTGACATTAATACTGTCAGAAGGCGAGTCGAACATGAGGGGTTATCGTTTCTTACGATAACCCTACCCGACCTTGGAAAGGCTACCCAAAAGTGGCTAGACCAAGGACAGGTGGGAATACACACATCCTTTGATAAAGGACGTGGAAGTCTCCCCGTATTTCTACGAGGTTTCTTCTCCCGTGTGTTCGACCGGAGAACGGGCGTGTTGCTCGACGATCCGGATATTGAAGCTATTCGAGCTATTAGACAACTTACGTTGTCTTTTGGCAAGATAGCCTTACCTTGCACTCCCGAAAGAGAGCGTGAGGCAATACGCCGATTCATCGAGTGTGAGAAGGATGTCCGAGAGTCCGACGCCAAGCTCAGCGAGGAAGATTTCGCTGGCTTCAAACAGGTGTCGGACTTGCTTTATTCGGAATTGTTTACTCAAATGGACAGAGATGTCTATTATGAGCAGATTCTTCCGAAGCACGGTCCTGGTGCAGTTGCAGATCGTCTTACCAGCAATGGTAAGTACGAAATGCGTACTTGGACCGCCCGCCTAGAAGAGGTCTTTCCCTCCTATAGGTACCTTATACCAAACCATCATTTTGTTGATGATCTGGAAAAGGTGGACATCCTCGAACCTGGTGCAGAGATGCCTGTAAGGGTCATCTCTGTTCCTAAAACGTTGAAAACGCCTAGGATTATTGCCATTGAACCTGCTTGTATGCAGTACATGCAGCAAGCGGTCAAGGGCAGTTTCCTTGCGGCCTTCGAGAGGGATGAACTCCTCCGCGGGCTGATCGGGTTTGACGACCAAGAGCCTAATCAGCTGTTGGCCTGTCAGGGTTCTACCGATGGTAGAACGGCTACACTCGACCTGAGTGAAGCCTCCGACCGCGTTTCCAATCAGCTCGTCAGACGAATGGTTTCGAGTTGGCCTTCGCTTGCGAAGGCTATCGACGCCACTCGTTCTAGGCGGGCTGAGGTACCTGGCTATGGTGTTATTCGCCTTGCCAAGTACGCGTCTATGGGTTCAGCGCTCTGTTTCCCTATGGAAGCCTTGGTCTTTACGACCTTGATCTTCCTCGGTATACAGAAATCGCTCAACACGACCCTGACCAGGAAGGACATAAAGTCCTTCTTGGGCTCGGTGCGCGTCTACGGGGACGATTTGATTGTCCCTGTAGAACACGTGTCGTCGATCGTGCAGACGCTTGAGCATTTTGGTGCTCAAGTTGGTCTGGACAAGTCTTTCTGGACCGGAAGGTTCAGAGAGTCTTGTGGGAAGGAGTTCTACGCAGGCGAGGACGTTTCAATCGTCCGAGTCCGGCGGGTTCTTCCTTCCACGATCGCAGACGTGACAGAGGTCAACTCTACAGTCGAGCTTCGTAACCAGCTATACATGTTCGGTTACTGGCGCGTCTGTAGATGGTTGGATATCCAACTAAAGATAATGCTTAAGCATTATCCTATTGTTGGACCCAACTCCTCTGTGCTAGGCAGGGTTTCATTCCTTGGGTACGAAAACCAAAGAATGCACCCAAGCCTGCATAGCCCATTAGTTCGGGGCTATGTCGTGCAGGCCAAAGCGCCCAGGGATCCCCTGGACGGTACTGGTGCCTTGCTCAAGTGTTTACTCAAGCTAGCTCATAGACACGGTATCCCTGTTGACTACCCGGTCAACGAGGTTCCGCTCTACGTGCCTGGCACGGCTCCTAGGGAGCCTTCCTCTTGGGCACCACCCGAGAGACAAGATGGGAAGCACTTGGAACGTTCTGGACGCCCCAAGCGCGTCGGCATCAAGCTTGGATGGTGGCCTTCTTATTAAAAGAAGGCGAGGCTTCGGCCTTGTGGGGGGAGTCATAGTGACTCTCATGGTATGTCGCGAGACATACCTGGGGGGCGCAC